GACAAAGTTGTTGCGCTAATTTATTAGCTTGGGATATAATCCCCCCAAAAGTACTTCGTTACTTTTTTTGAAATAGTAACGGTACTAGACGACGTACAAACGTCAAGAGCAGAAGAAATAATTCTTTTGTCATAAGTGACTCCTTTTAATAATGTTTTAACCCTCGCGTCTTCGACGGGAGAGTTGCTTGTTTCGTTGGTTGAAAACCAATCAAACATTGCATCATAATTGTGAGACAACCTTCTTGACGGCTTAGCTACATTACATAGTGACCTCAATTCATAACGCTGAAGATCTTTATTGAATCTTCTGTTGAACAAAATCACATTCGATGGCATATTCGTAAAATATGCTATGAATGATGAACGTTCCTCGTTCTGAAGAGGCAGGCGAAGTACTATACACGCATAGAGAGACTCATATGCACGGATGGCTGCTTCACCTATTTCATCACTAAGATGCCTACGCAAATTGTTTGCGAAGGATACAAATGTATCTAAATCGACGGACTTTAATCGAACAGGGTTAATATTCATACCTTTATAGAAGTCACCACCACAAGATTCTTGAAAGAATCCACGGTATAGACTTTTATCACGGTTAACTATTAGCCCGTACTTTTCGAGTAAGTCCATCACTGCAATCGCGGTTTCCCGCGGCACAATGATGTCGTCGCCGTAAACCCACACTTCAGTAGTAACCTGATAGCAGATTGCGAAGAAAAGAATAGCTTCAATAGGAAAGCATAAAGCTGATCCCATCGGGGCGAATTTCTTTAATTCAACTATCGAACCATCAGGTAGAGATGCTTTTGACGACCTAGTCGCTTCAAGCACCTCGCACCACTCAGGGGAGACTAATCGTTTGATTAACTCCCATGAGACCAAATCTGAAGCATCCTTCATATCGATCGTTGCATATTCACGAGTTATTGAAGACTCGTATGCTAATCTCTGATTGATCGTTTGATCAGTGAAATTAATTCGACCTTTGAAGGGCGAATAACATTCGATATGTTCGTATATTTTATGCATTAGACCCTGTTGTATGAACATACGTTCATGGGGTTCCATACAAATAATACGAGGACCACGTGCATCTTTAGGAACTAAAGTTACACGAGAGGTTGGTTCAACTGATAAGAAAGTATTTTCATTAGAGTGTGCTTTAGCATGTTCATAACTTTGGAAAAAGTATGTAACAGGGAACGTTTCCATCAAAGATGGTATATAACGTCTTACCTGTCTCTTTTGAATATTACTTAACTTATCAGCAGTGGCTCCAGAACTATGACGAGGTCTGATATCCAAAGGATTATCAGGTAAACATTGATTAAATATTGTCTTTAATGGACTAATATCAATGTCAGAAAAATCAGTTTTAACTGATTGATCTAAAACCTTGAATTTGTCGTATGCTAAAGATTCTTGTTCCTTTGTGAAAGGGAATTCGAATTTATAGAACATAAAACATAACGTTCTGAATTCTTTAAGTGCGTAAACATCAAACTCAGATCTGAGATAACCATCGTCTGTGAAAAAAGTATAAAAATACTCGTTTAGAAAAACAGGTAAAACTGTTTTATGTCTAAATTTCACAACACCCGGCTCAAGATCGAGAAATCCGTTTTCGAGAGCTTTATCAACAGCTTTTCCTAGTAAAGGAAGAGTTTGTGTTAAAAAAACTTTCGGGTTATAATCAACATACTTACTAAAAGATATGATTGATTGTGGCTTTATAAATTGGAGTTGTTTAGCAACCGCCACCCATATGAGGGCGAGGCTTTTCGAAGAGTCCATTGAACATCCTTTCCTAACCTACGAGGAGCAAACACCATACACACAATGAAAACGCAGCATTCAAAAATAGTAATATTATGAGAATGAGCGTAAAATAACAAACCGGAATAAGATCTAAGATCCTATTCGTGATACTGAGTAGTATCACCAAGTTTCAATTACGATTCTTGGTTAAGCAATTTTGCTACATTAGCTGGAGTGTTGATAAATTCAACGAGCTCAGTTATGAATGCAGCAATATCTGCTTCGGTAGTCGTACGACCACTAAAAGGGTTATACGACAGCTTAAACATTACTTTTAAAGAATCGTTCGCGATTGTTGTGCCACTATTAATAGTGACAACATCTTCGAGAATGATCACTGAATTACGACGACCAGACTTTACGTTCTCATGAGAGATCGTAATAGTACGTGGTTCTGCTACTGGTTGAGAAGCATCGCTTCTTAATGAACTAGCAGTTCGTTGTGAAGTCAGTGAATAAGTTTTTGTATTAAGTGTTATGTCAGGTGTGAACATGGTATTTTCCTCGTTGGTTTGTTGACTAAAGTGACTAAGTCACCTCAATTTTTGATGAATTAAAGCAGCACCTAATGAATACCTATATAAGGAAAAATCAGGTTGCCACTTTAAAGGTCCATAAGTCTCACCTTCTAAGAAGGTAGGACTTAGATACTTACGAGCAAAATAATTATAATCATACTCGTTTACAGCTAACAATGTTCGGGGTTTAACCCGATCATTCGTTAACAAGTGAACATGAGCTTTGATCTTTACAGTGTGTTTAACACTGTAACCAATTTGCTCAATATTCGTCCGTAGTATTGGATCTGAGGCCTCGAAACGATCGATAAGATCGCCGATGTTTAGGAACCAATCTACAACAAACGACCAAGGAAGGAGCTGCCAAGCAGCACCTAACAATCTATTTGTACCGAACACAGAACGCCAAAGATCATCAATGAGATCCTGGTTAAGTTCCTGTGCTCGAAAATAGACGTGACCTCGTGCGATAAACTCTTCCGAGTAATCATACGAGTTCTCATAAGACCAAGTAATTGGTCCTTTGGTCGTCAAACCATATCGGTAAGAATCGGTATATGTGCCTTTTTGGGACACTTTATCGATAACGATATGCTTATTTAGTGTACGTCCACTTGCGGCTAGCTTTTGCCATTTGTTAATGGCATTAGGTAGTTTTCTGATCAATTCAACAATAGTTGAAATATCAGATGCAAATGGTAGTGCACCGAATGAGACTCCTAAGTATTTATCGGAGATCTCGCGGTCATCTAGATGTTTAATCTTGAAAAGACCGATTAGATTTCTGACGTCTTTAAGCTCACCAATAAAAGCAACGATATTAATATCGCGCATATTGAGGAGACTAGCGTCATTCATCATCCCTTTCATCTTCACTTTAACGTCCGTTAAAGGTGGCATATAAAGAGCTCTATATAAGATCTTTTTATTTGCAAGAAGAGTGTGGGGTGTGCGCCAATACCCTGCGTATAGCGTCGCCGGTGGCGACACTAAGCGTGCTTCACTATAAGTGGAGCCTAGTGGGAAATCGGTACAAACAACCGGCTCATAAATAGTCGCTGCACTACGAAATTTGTAGTGAGTAACTTCTTTATAAGGCGGGGAACCAATTGAGAGTTGAGGCCTGGATATAGATCCAGGCATTTCAACCCACATTAATTTATCCGATCCATTAAAAGTGGAATTGGAAGTGGCACTCGCTTTGAGTACCGTAGGATTACCCGCAGGAAAGTTCACACGAACTCCAGTTTTGGACACATTATAGTATCCATATGGATGTTCCATCAAGATGGAACCGTATGTTTCTTGATCGCGGTATCTTTGCTTTAAAGCCAAGAAATACTCCTTAAATTAATTTTGGATGTGCAAAAGCACGAACATACCTGTAAAGG